GCAGTCTGGCAAGACAGCTTCATTAGCCGAGGGATTGATCACATACAGCATCGCGGTCGATCCATCCGACATATCGCTGATAATGCCTTCCGGCGACAGCGCACGCGATTTCAGCAGGCGGCGACTCGACAGGATGTTGCGAAATTCGCCAGATCTTGCTTCACAGATCGGCACAGGCGACGACGACAATGTGTTCGCGAAGGTCACCCACAGCGGCGCAATCATCGCGATCGGTTGGCCAACGGTCAGCCAATTGGCCTCGAAGAACTTGAAGCGCATCATCCTTTCCGACATGGATCGGATGCCGCTCGACATCGGCGGCGAAGGTGACGCATTCTCCATGGCTCGCAAGCGCACACAGAGTTTCATGAGCGCGGGCAAGGTGATCGCAGAGACGACGCCGGGTTACGAGATCGTTGATCGAGAATGGGAGCCGGAAAATGCGGACAGCCATGAAGCCCCTCCTGTTGCTGGGGGCGCGTTGGCTTTGTACAATCAGGGAACGCGCGAACGGTTTTATTGGTCGTGCCCGCACTGTGACAGTTTGTTCCGCGCTGAAATGCAGCATTTCCGTTGGGACGAACTGCCAGACCCGTTGGCTGCTGCTGCAACGGCGCATGTCGTATGCCCGCATTGCGGCAGCGTCATCAGAGAGAGCGAAAAACAGAATCTGAACTTGAATGGAGTTTGGTTGGCAGAAGGCGCACTGCAAGGCAACCCGCGTACAGCTCGCTGGAGAACATTCTGGATGCATGGCATCGCGGCGGCGTTTCAGAAATGGGACTCTCTGGCTTACAACATGATCGTTGCCAGACGCGAATATGCAGAGACCGGCAACACAGAGCGATTGCGCACCGTGACCAACGTGGATTGGGGCTTGCCGTTCATGCCTATGACGGCAACAGCCGAGCGTTCAGCGACGGCGCTGGCCGCGCTAGCGGAGCCGTACGAATTAGGCGTCGTGCCGGAGAGGGCGCGGTTCCTGATCGCGTCTGTCGACGTTCAGAAGAACAGATTTGTGGTTCAGGTGGTGGCGCACGGGCCGGAACGCGAGCGGTGGGTGATAGACCGATTCAACATCACAGAGTCTCCTAGATTGTTGAATGATGGCGCGAATGCAAGGGTAAATCCGTTCGAGTATGCGGAGGATTACGAAGCGCTGCTCCCATTGCTGACCACGAAAACATATTCTGGATTGCCGATCAAGGTCGTCTCGCTGGATACAGGCGGCGGCGACGAAGCTTCTGCGAACAGTTACAAATTCTGGCGCAAGTGTGCTGGGCTGGGCATCGCAGAGAGACTTATGCTGATCAAGGGCGACGGAAAACGCTCTGCAAAGCGGCTTGTGCGTTCCACAGCGCAAAAAGTGGACGCTGTTCCGATCTGGATTGTGGCCACCAACATATTCAAGACCGAAGTGAGCTTCGACCTTGCGCGGCCGGATCCAGGTCCAGGAAAATTGCACACAAGTTCGATGCTTGAAGGATGGTTTTTCGAGGAGCTGGCTGCAGAGGAACAGGAAGTCGAAACCGGCAAATGGGTGAAGAAGAACGCCAAAGCCAGGAACGAATCCTTCGACTTGCTTGTGTATGATGCAGCTGCGTTGACCGCCATTGGCGGCGAAGGCATCGATTGGACAGATGAGCGCAAGATTCCCAACTGGGCGAAGAAAAAAGCGCCTCCAGCGATAACAGAAACTGCAACAGAACAGCAAGCGCCAACAAAGACCACTTGGGCTGCACTCGCGAAACGATTAAACGCTTGACTTCCTTCCAACAGCGAGGGATAATCATTCATGGAATCTTGTTCTCCGACCCAGCAAAGGTTCTCTTGCGCTCGTGCGCTGTCAGAGGCTGTCGCGGCCTATCATCAATTGTTGGTCGGCGGCAGCAAGGTTCGCGTGCGACACGGCGAAACAGAAGTTGAGTACGATCGCAGGAATTTGACTTTGCTGAAGGGATACATAGCTTCTCTCCACCAAAATTGTGGTGGTTCAGAATCTGCAGCCGTTTTAGGCATCCCCACCAATCGCAGACCTGCACCAGTTGTGTTTTCTAACACCAGACTCCAAGAGGCTGGCTGCGGATGTCAAGCACCTCCGAAACCACACTGTTGAAGCCAACTGCTGCGGCTTTCACCGCAGGCGACCGGCAATCACGCGAATTAGCTTCGTGGAGGCCACAGCTTGCTTCTGCGGACAGCGACATGCTGGACGAGAAGGAAAGCACAGAAGCGAGAGCGCTAGACCTTGTTCGCAACAATGGCATAGCTGCAGGCGCGGTTTCTTCGCGCAAGGATCGCATTGTCGGAAGCAATTTCCGACTTATGTTGCGTCCTGATTACAAGGCATTGGGCGTCGACCGAGATGCGATGCGCGATTGGGCGCGAGTGATCGAAGGCGAATTCAATGCTTGGGCGAACGATCCGATGTGTCCGATCGATGCCCAGCGCAAGCGCACTTTTACCGAACTTTTGCGCGATGCAGAGGCTTGTCGTTTCATCCAAGGTGAATCTTTCATTTCCAGAGAATGGCGATTTATGCCATTCAGCGGCACGCCTTACGGAACGTGCTTTATGTTAATCGAACCGGAACGGATTTGCAATCCGGTTGGATCGATCGGAAGCAAACAGAACATTCGTGCCGGCATCGAGACAGACCAATGGGGCGCACCTATCGCGTATCACATTCGCACTCGCCATCCGAATGATTTTGTCGCGGGAACGACGCAGGCTTTGCCAGAATGGGACAGGATCACGAAATACAACCGATTCGGTTGGCTTCAGATCTTGCACACATTTGAGCAAGACAGAGCAAATCAGACACGCGGTTTCAGCCGATTCGCTTCGATCACAAAACGGCTAAAGATGCTCGATCGGCACGAAAATGTGGCGTTGGAGTTGAGCATCATTGCTGCGTCTTTGGCAATTGTCATCGAATCGCAATTCGGGCCTGGAGCGACAGAGGCTTTGGGCGCGACTCCTCTGGCGAATTTGAGCGAATATGTAACAGCGCAGGCCGAATTCAAATCTGCCAGCCCGGTCGTGTTCGACGGCGTCAGGATTCCGCATTTGTTCCCAGGAGAAAAGCTGAACATTTCGCGTGCAGAGCCTCCTGGAGAGCAATTCGCTGCGTTCGAAGAGTCTATGTTGCGGCACGCGGCACGCGGACTGAACATGTCGTATGAAGCATTGAGTGGCGACTACAGCAAGACGAACTACAGCAGTGCTCGGGCGGCGATGGCCGAGGCTTGGAACGCTGTGTTATCGGCGCGAGAATTCGGGCCTGCGAAAGAGGCCACGCTGATGTTCCGATTGTGGTTGCGCGAAGGGATCGTCCGCAATTTGTTGCCTTTGCCTCCTGGGGCAACGCAGGACAGCTTTTTGCAGCGCGAATCGATGTATGCGCGGTGCCAATGGATCGGCAGCGGCAGGTTGCCAATCGATGAGCTCAAGGCTGCGAAGGCCAACGAGACCAATTTGGCCAACAACACAACCACGCTCGCTTCCATTGCTGCGGAAGCAGGCGAAGATTGGGAAGAGATTTTGGAGCAGCGTGCCGAGGAGCAAAATTTGCAAAGCGAACTCGGCATTTCAATTGCGAGTGCAACCACAGCCACCACTGGGGTAGAAGATGAACCATCCGACAGTCAATGACATCGCCAAGGGCAAACGCTTTTGGCACATTCCAACCAAACAATGGGTAACGCTTTGTAATTGCGCAAGCGTCTCTGAATATCGCAAGATTTCATGGGCGCGCAACAATTTGAGTCAATACTCTCTGGCTGAGGTGAAGAATGAAGTGGCTGTGTGAAGATGGATACGCCAACAAGTGGGTCGCCATGCTCCTCGCGGCCCCTGCGATTGGCACTGAATGCACCTGTTGTCTGGGCGCAAGGATTTGGGCGGCGCTGCTGATTGGCGCGGCTCTTGGGTGGATGCTATGAAATATGCCCATATCGCTTCCAGGATTCTTTCCAGGCCGATTCTGTTGGAGCCGCGTTATGCGTCTGTGTTTTTCAGCGCATTCGGTTCCAGGATGGGAATTGACCGTTTGGTGAATGCAGAAGGTGTTGAAGGCTCCGTTGTTTCGCACATCGAGTCTTACCAGGTGCGCAAGCAGCGATTCGCAAAAGGTGTTTATGAACCTTATGCGATTATGGGCAATGGAGTCGCGGTCATTTCCATGGAGGGATCGCTTGTTCAGAAAACAGGCAATCTTGATCCGGAATCGGGCATGCAAGGTTATGATGGAGTGGCAGCAAAATTAGATGCCGCGATCAATGACCAGAAAGTTTCTTCAATTCTGTTAAACATTGATAGTCCTGGCGGCGAAGTCAGCGGCGCATTCGATCTGGCAGACAAAATTGCTTCCATGCGCGGCGGCAAGAAGCCGATTGTGGCTTATGCCAATGACATGATGGCTTCGGCCGCATATCTGATTGGAAGCCAAGCAGATGCATTGTATGCTTCGCAGACTGCCAATCTTGGATCCATCGGAGTGTTGGTCGCTCACGCAGACAATTCCAAGCGGCTCGAAGATTCTGGCGTTAAAATCACCTTGATTCATTCTGGCAAACACAAAGTCGATGGCAATCCATACAGCCCGTTGCCTGATGATGTGCGTGCAGATTTGCAATCAGAAGTTGACAGCATTCGCGACAAATTTGCAGCATACGTTGCAAAAGGTCGCAAAAAAGACAAGTCTGATATTTTAGGCACTGAAGCCAAAGTATTTTCGGCAGAGGATGCTGTTAAAATAGGGCTTGCCGATGGTGTGATGTCGTTCGATAATATCGTATCGCACCTTTCTTCAACAGCGGTCTCCCGGTCGGGAAACCAACGTGATCCAAAAGGAACTAGAATGAGTGAAAATGCTCAAGCTACTCCCGGCCTGTCGGATGCCGAGGTAGAGAAACTTATGTCCGATGCAAGAGACGAGGGTGTCCGTTCTGGGATTGTTGCAGAGCGGTCTCGCATCTTGGCAATCATCAGCCACGCAGAGTCTGTTGGTCGTGATGCGACAGCCAAGCATTTGGCGTTTGCAACCGACATGGAAGTCGACGCGGCTGTTGCGCTTTTGGCGACCTTGCCTAAAGCTGAACAGAAACAAAATCCGCTGATCGCGGGTCTCGCTGAAGGTGCAGGCGTGAAAGCCGAGCCGGAAAGCGAGCGCATCAGTGATGCCCAAGCTGCGGTCGACGCCACCAAGGCGGCGCTCGCTAAACTGCTCAAGCGATAAGGAGCGACTCTCATGTCTTGCACTTACACCCCCGTCAAGATCAATCAGTGCCCCGAGGTGCTGGATCTTTCCGTCAACGACACGCTGCTTTGCAAAGCGTGCTGCATTCCGACGCGCAAGTTCGCGAATGTGGCGGTTGGCACCACGATCGTTTCTGGCGATCTGGTCACGATTGACCCGGCAACCAACGAAGCGATCCTTGCGACCGACCCGGCACTTGTTTCGGGTGTCGCGGATTGCTCCGCCACCGCTACTGCGGATTGCCCCGGTCAGATTTGCGTTTATGTGCGCGACGCCGTGCTCAAATGCGGTTCCGTGAACTACGGCGCTTTCGATCCGACCGCTGTCAACACTCGGCTGGAAGTGCTGCGCATCTTCCTCGCGCTGACCGTCTAAAAGGAACGCCAACATGTCTTGCCTTAAACCCCTCCAGCCCATTGAGGTCACCAACCTCATCAATGACATGCCCATCATGTATGGGCAGATCATGAATTCTGGCATTTTTCAATTCAAGGGCGCGTTCACCGAGACGGTGGCGATCGATCGCACGAACTACACTCCGGGGCTGATCCCTGCGAGTCCGTGGTGCTGCGATACGAACATCACGCAGGGTTCACCCACGCGTGAGCTGTTCCCGGTCACCATTCCGCACACCGAGCTGAAGGATGCTCTGTGGGCGTGCGATATCAGCGGCGTGCGTGCGGAGCGCACCGGCCTGCAGGTGGATTACACCACCGTCGCGGCCGAGCGTGCCAAGGTTCTGGCTCGTATGCGCACTAACTTCGACACCACCCTCGAGTATCGGATGCTTTCCGCGCTCAAAGGTCAGGTGCTGGACGCTAACGGGTCCAACGTCCTGCTGGACATCTTTAGCCTGTTCGGTGTTACCCAGCAGACCCAAGACATTCCGCTGGGCGTCCCCGGTTCGGATGTTCTTGGTGCGTTCCGCGCTGCGGTGCGCAAGTCGCGGCTCGGCGCTCGCAGTTTCCAGCCGATCGGTTGGCGCGTCATCGCCGGCAAGGACTTCTTCGACGCGCTCGTCTCGCACGACACGCTGAAAGAGCTTTGGAAGCGTTGCTGCGATGTGCAAGC